CATATGCAGAGAGTTGACTGATATATCCAAAGGGATCATCGTCTGCTAGTGTGCCTTCCTTAAACTTTTTAAAGGCATAGGAAGAGGCACTCTTTACATCTACTGTAACATCGTCAATCTTACAATCCTTGTGTCCGACAACACCGCCGATTGTGACTCGCTTCTGCTGATCAGTAACTCTATGACCAGCTGCGAATGCCAGAAACAATACCATCTCTTCGAGTATATGACCATATAAAAATTTTATATAATCATTTGGTTTAAGAGTAGTCTCTCCTTTTGTTTCTTTTAGTTGATACCATAACTGACGTTTCGGTCTGCCGATATTAGAAAGCCTGAGAGTGGACGGTCTTTTTTCTTTTCTTTCCTCAAGTGAGGACACCAAGATGTGGGCAATGTTTCGTCCAGCCTTTTTAGCTGCCTTCTCTATTTCGTCTTTTGATTTTTTACTTTCTGAATCCTCTGAAAAAAGGTTATAGATATCTTCTATAAGTGTATTAAGTTTTATCATGATGGGTAGGGCAGGACTCCGAAAAGCCCTGCCCATTTCCATTAGTTAGTGGGGAATGGGATATCATCTTCAGAAGAAGTGTATCCGCCAGACACTGGGGTAAAATCAGAGCCTCCTGCTTGTTGATACTCTACCAAGTCAACTACTTGTAGAGCTACTAGGTCTGCACCAACTCCCTTCTTATTACCGAACTTCCAATCATAAGAACGGTACTTAACATTAACAAGAGAGCCGTTTCCAATAAAGGTATCATGCATGGGGGAATTATTGGAATCAACCACCTTTGGTGCAGTGTTTACCCCACCATCATTACGCCGGACCTTACGCTTGATCTGGACGTAATCTCCTTTTTCATCACCCTTGTTACGAATGGTGATGCCGTCTGCCTCTAGAGTAGCTTTTGCATCCTCATCTAGATTACAGACATTAACTTCCCATACACCATCACTATCAAATGTGGTGTTAGGTGCTACGACAGAAGCCCAATAGGCAGTGCCAGAAATAATATTGTACTTACGATCAATCATAATGTTCTCCTTAACTTGCTGCTGCTTCATTGAGACGATAACGAGTATAGCTTCCACCCTCCGGTAGTTTCGCTGTAAGAGTTTCAATTGAATAACCCTTACTACGAAGATCGGAAATTGTAGCTGTTAGATTCTCACACCACCCACGTTGGATGGCAGTCTTTCGTGTAACTCTCATGCCTTTACGAAGGGCGGCTAGCACTTTCTTTTCACAGTTCGACATAAATGTAATCTCCTTTCATGTCTGTTTCAATATAATCCTTATACCATAACTCTTTTTAAATGTCAAGAAATTTAATGCGTTTCTGACCAATTTTTTCCTACTTTAAATTCAGAATCAAGTGGACATTTTAGATTGTATATCTCTTCCACTTCTTTGATAGCTTCGTTTGTGATCTTACCAAACTTTTCTGTGTCACTATTAGCAACCTCAAATTGGTACTCGTCATGTACACTGGCCACAAGTCTTGCATCAACTCCTGATTCTTGAATTTTATCTGTCATTTGAACAAGCCACTGCTTACATATCACTGCGCCTGATCCCTGTATTAAAGTATTGAGAGAGGCATGTGCTGATCTGATGTGTAGTAGCCGTCCATCAAGCCCTCGGATAGTGCCAGATTCAGATGCTTCTGTCAACTTATTTTTTAACAAACTAAACTTAGGCATATTACCCATGAACTTACTGATTAATCTTTCTCCTGTCTTTGCATCTCCTCCTACAATAGAACCAATCTTAGCGGCACCTGCTCCGTACATCAATGCATAGATAAATGTCTTTGCTTGATCTCTTGTTTCAAGTCCAGCCATCTTTTGATTAGCTGTATGTACATCACCGTTTAAAATTTCTTCAGTGAATTTTGGATCATTCATAAAATGGGCAAGCCCTCTCAACTCCAACCCAGAAGCATCAGTACCTACAAGACTATGCGTATCCTTATTCTCAACAGTCCAGCATAACCGACACTCTTTACCGAATGGGGAGTACACCGCAGGTACTTGAGCCATGTTGGGAGAGGTGTGTGCCATGCGTCCCGTAACAGTTCGTAGCGTTAGCACCCGTCCGTGTACTCTTCCATCATTCTTAACTGCTTCTACCCATGAAGCTACTTGTGTATGACGTTTCTGTAGTAGTAGATATTCAGCTATTAATTTAGCTTCCTCCATATCAATGGTACTTAATACATCTTCATCTACAACTACATTACCCTTATCAGTTTTCTTTGTAGGTTCCCATCCTAACTCTATTAGTCTTTCACCGATCTGCTTTCGAGATGCTGGATTAAACGGTTCAATAATATCTTTTAAAGGTTTACCACTTCTCTTGTGTACTCGACCAGTGGTTACAACAGGAGGGAACACTTCCTGTAACTGATTATAAATATTTTGTGATCTGTCTTGCAAAGATGCCATAAAGGTAGTTGCATATGGAATGTCCAGATAAAAACCAAAGTCTTCTTGGTCATTAATGATCTTTCTTATCCGGTGTTCTAAATCAATACTTCTTTTAGAAAACTTAGAACCTTCTTCTTTCAGATAGTTATACAATTTATATGTTATATTAACATCTTGTTTGCAATACTCTAACATATCTTCAGTGTAATAATCAAAGCTCTCTACACTTCCTTTCGGAAACTTAAACCGTTCACCCCATGACTCTAGTGAGTGTCCACCATCTCTCATGGGATTAAACAGTTGTGATAATATCAATGTATCTAAGATACTATTATCTTTAATTTCTGTACCACAAAGTTTATTAAGCATAGGTGCGTCAAAAGATAAACCATTGTGCATAATAAACTGTGATACATTTCTTGCAAAGTTAGGAAACCTTACTCGACATTCGTCACCCTTGAAAACATAGGGCTTCTTACCGTCGATGTCATACGCCACTATACAGTGGACATTGGTTGCGTCGTCTAAAAACCCGTTTGTTTCTATGTCAAGGATGCATTTCATAATGTAATTAACTCAGCCCTTTCAGTTGGAACAATGAAAAAGTATTCACCACTTGGTGCGTACCTGTTGGGAACCTCCTTCAGTTCACATTCTTCAAGTATACTACTATCAATTTTCCAAGCAGATGTAAAGCTTTTATTAAAGATTAAGAAAGATAATTCTTTCTCATTATTCTTCGCATACTCTACAAGCCTACGCTTCCGCTCTGGCAATTGAATATCTTTCCAGTGCTTCGGCCATTCGCCGTCCCACACCAGCTTGACTTCAACTTCCGTAAGGTGTGGTTTACCATTGAGTGTGCTGTGGATATCAACCTTCATATCCTCCTTGGTAGAAGTAATCCTATGACCAATAGACTTTAAATATTTTTTACCTGCAGCAATACTGCTTTCATTTACCATATCGTATAACTGTTTGTCAAATCTTTTCTTTACTCGTCTAGCTGTCAAAACCTTGCTCCTCTTCAGTGTCTTCGTTTACATCAAACGGGTTTGATATCTCAGACATTCTACCACTATCCTTATCATAATACAAGTATGTTGCGATACCTGTGTCACCTGTATAACGATTCTTTAGTATGCGAACAATGGTAGTGTTAGCCAGTGTCTCGTCTTCTTCCTGTTGGTTTCTTTCCAGAGCTATGACACCATCGCTTAGGTGTGCAATGCTTTGGCTACCCCTCAGATGTGCAAGAGATACCTCTCGACCATCCTCATGGCCCTTATCACCTGATGCTCGACGTAGGTGGGACACCAGCAGTAAACCGACCCCAGTCTCCTCTACGAGAGACCGCAGCTTTGTCATTAGAATATCAATAGATCGACGTTCGTCTCCCTCTTCCTGACCGGACACAAGGATAGACAAGTGATCAAGAATAATCCATTTACAATCAAGAGCCTTCGCCATAAAGCGAACCCGATTTAGTATCTCGTCGTTAGAGATAGAGCCGAAGTGATCAAAGGCAAAGAACCTGCCCGTACCTACGGTAGCATCCTGCCATTTTTGAAGCTGCTCAATTGGAAATGTATCTCGGACTTCTTTAATATATAATCTTTGACTTGCCTCAACAGACATGATGTTCAGTGCAGTGTTACGAATGCTTTCTTCCAGAGCAAGTACACCGATATTATCTGTAGAAGTCTTCATGATATGGTGCATTAGCTCTCTAATGATGCTGCTCTTACCCATACCTGAACCTGAAGTGAACGTAACCAATTCTCCTGTACGCATACCATAAATCTTTTTGTTTAATCCAGACCAAGGATATGAAATTGTTTCAAAGAACTCTTCGTCATATAAACTATTTCCAAGTTCATTAAGATTAATAATACCTGCAGGTGTATAAGGTTCTGCAGCCCACCATGTACGAACAAAGCTTTCTTGATTACCAGTCCGTAGATAATCAGAAGCATCCTTAAACTGACTAAGCTTAACGATCTTACATTTGTGTGGCTCAAATAATCCAGCAACTTTCTCAGCTGCTTTATTCCCAGCAGGATCATTATCAAAACATAAAATAATATTTTCAAAAGAATTAAGATAATCAAAACTATTTTTGCAGTCTGATACGGCAGAGCTTGAAGACTTTACAGATACACAGGGCCACTTGCTACCAAACATTTGATATGCTGCCATAGCATCAAGCTCACCCTCAGTAATGGTGATATATTTACCTTTAGCTGAGAAGTTCTTTCGGCCAAAAAGTACAGCATCCTTCAGGTTACCTTCAGCGAAGAACTGTTTGTTTTGAACTGTACGAATTTTATTAGCAATCTGTGAACCTGATGTGTCGTGATAAGGATAGATGTGTTTAAAAATTGCACCATTATTTACAAGAGTTGTGACACCGAATGCCTTACATGTATCTGCAGAGATTTTACGGTCAGGAATGCCGGTCACCTGCCCCGATGTAAGTTGTGATGTGTACACAGTTTTAATTGGTGATTGTGTGGCTTCCATTTTGTCCTCATTACCGTATGTGTTACAAGAAAAACACCATGTACTGCCATCATCATACAATGCGTTTGCATCAGATGACCCGCATAATTCGCATGGTGTGTGTCGTAGAAATTTGGCGGTGGGTTTGTCCATAATTCCTCCTTCTATTTAATACCCTATACAGTTCGTAGAACTTACTGTATAGGGATTAAATAGTATGTCTCGTCGGGATCGTATCCAAGGTGCTGAACCAACTCAATCCTTTCTGAGATAAATTCTTCAGCATCTTTTTTAGTTCTAAATGATAATGATTTTTCCATTTCATTATTACCTGCTACTTGAACCATCCATCGGTCAGTCATTTTTAATAACTCCTCTTTGTGATCTTACTTTTTTGAATCGTTCACTTGCCCTATCTCTTTGTTCTTGAGACATCTCTTTACGCCAAGGATTTTTACCTAATCGAAAGGGCCAGAGGTGGCATGAGTA